CCCAAAACATACAGCTCATATACTCCTCAAATCGTGTGTCCCACTGTAGATTTTCATCCTGCATCAACCACCGAACTGGATGCATAAGAACATTCCAATTCTTACGCATATGCTCTAAACCCATAGAACCATTCAACGTCCTGAACGGACTATGGATTCCCCTACAAATACCATCGGGCTGGTACCTTATACAGTACCAGCGTTGTAGGTAGTGGCAACTATCCTCGGCGATGTATTGCTTTTCTGCACTAGCTGTTAAGCCAATTTCCAGAGACAGAGAGGGTATCTGGTCAACAATCTCTTCACTAAAGACGAACACCGAGTCGTCACCCATCGCCTCGTACCTCTCCAGCTTAGTCTCGGTCCTGCTTGCATAGTAGAACCCAGAAAAGAGATTTATCAGACTATCAATAAGATTAGTCAGACTAGAACCAGATGGCACTCCCCCATTCCTTTCTACAAACACCCCGTCGGGTGTGATGATAGGCGATCTGGCGAACGCCTCTCTCAATATTCGGAGATGGAAGAGCGCGTCTTCATGCATCCAATACTCCAACACATCGAATACCATGTCGATGAGTTCACGTCTCACTGAAGCATCGAAAGCTGAATAGTCCATGGAACCCACAGTGAGGCGGTTCTTCACGGCGTGTTTTAGTAATTCTGTGATTTGATGATCAATCACATCGGAACTGTTCCAAGCCGCAAACCCCCCCACTCGGCGCAGTACTTTAAGCAACGGTTTCATGATTGATAGACCGAGAATGGTCTCGACGTGATCCTTCATCCATATTAACCGTCGTCTAGCGTACTCATCACCCTTTGCCTGAGTTCGCCACATCATGACATCGGGCCAAATATCCTCCCAACTTTTAATCCTCTCAGCTCTGTGTAAGTACTCAATGGCATACCTCCTCTCTCGTGACAAGTGAGGAGCGCCCAAGTTCGTATCGGTCGGCATTGCACCGAACGAGGTACTTAATGGCATAGGACGAACAGAATGCGGTGGGATCAATGACATGAGCATAAGGGTAGCCTTCTTCCATGCCACTACATCATATTTCAGTGGCATGACGTTAAAATATGGCCTCACAAGTTCACGAGCGTCCTCATCCCATGGTCTGAATTTGGACCACGTGCCAGTGTCTCCTATCTCACCCTCATCAATGTCCACCATCTCAGGGAAAGGACTGGGGCCTATTCTATCCTGGAATATCTTCACGATCTCGGAACGTGGTCTCTCATCGTAAAGCGGCGTTCTAAAGTCCCGCTCCTCCCCCTTCTTTATCCTGTACATTATACTGTCGAGCCGCCTACGACTTTCGGGATCGAAGCGGGCGACAGACTCTACAGATACGACTTTCAAGTAGTCTCCTTCAAGGTCCCACACCCTGTTAGATCTTTTTCTTCTTTTTCG